ATATGTCATTTGTTGTAGACAAGTCAGACATTTATACAAAACCAGGAATAATTTGTCCTGTTGTTAGGTAAGCACCTAACCCTGCTACGATGCCGAGCATGGCAAGTCTGCCATTAATTGTCTCAGCAACCCTCTTTTGTGGTTCGATTGGTTTTGGTGTTGTCATTAAAAGATACCTGGAATTACTTGTCCTGTTGTTGCGTATGCACCGATTGCTGCTACAACGCCTAGCATTGCTGCCCAACCATTAAATCTTTCTGCTTCTGGAGTCATGATAGTGTACCTGTTTTGTGTTGAATGTGTGTATAAAATAGATTCGATAATGTCCATGGTTAGAAACCAAGAAGACCACCGAAGAAGAAGTTCCCAGTAGTAACGTAAGATATAAACCCAGCTACTAAACCAAGCATTGCCCATCTACCATTGATCTTCTCTGCATTCTTTGCATAGGATTCATAGGAGATGCTTTCGTCTACGTAAGGACGAGTCTCAGTTGGAAACATATTTTGGCGTCCGCCTGATTCAGTTGTTGTTGTCATTTGTTACTTTATTAAGAACTGTTACAATACTATATAGCAAATGTTAAGTTTTGTCAAGCGGAAACTCAAAATTAGTTTTAAATTGTGTAGTTTTGGATACTTTTGAATGTTGCTAAATAAATACAGTACTTAAATTGTAACAGGGTGAAATGAAAAAATTTATTCCCCTTATTATGGTAGCAGGATTTAGTTCTCCTGCATTTGCGGATATCACTCATAAGATGACATCCTCTTTCCAATTGACCACAAACGCAGCTGCAACACAGGTTGAGCGAATTGGATCCACATACACAGCATCTGGATCTGGTGTGACCATGGATGTTGGTGGTGGTAACTCTGCTGATAATAATGTTGGTGGACTAGGTTCACTCTCATCAGGCGTTGGTCAAGGATCTATTGCTACAGCGACCCAGACAAGTGCAGGGGGTGCATTCAGCTTTAGCCAAACATTCGTTGAAGGTGATGTTATAGCTACTACAGCACCCACAGTTGGTGCAGTAAGTCCTTACAGTAATCAGGTATCAACAGCAGTTGGTAGTGGTACTGGAACAGGTACAGTGACATCAGCACACACTGTAACAGCAGTTGGTGGTGGAAGTGGAACTTCAGCGACAGCACAGTTCGTGACAGAATTGACTATTCAATAGTTAATTGCTATAATTATGTTTAAAAGAGGTATACATATAGTATATGCTATAGGTGTAGTAAGCACTGCACCTTTATATGCTGTGCCTGTGGTCCCGAATTTCACTCAAGGCTCGATGACTTCTACGACCACGCAAACGATTACGACGTCAGAAACCATAAATTCGATGGATTATGCGACAGGCTGGACGTACTCAGTCAGTGGCTCAGGCATAGAGTTAGAGGATGGATCAACTAACGTTGCTCCTGACGTAGTATCAACACAAACTAATACCGTAGACGGTGTGACTTCAACATGGACTGGACTAGATTTATCATCAACAAACAAACCAAACTGGAAGCAGACCACACCAGGAAATTCCTTCCAATTCACAGAGCATTATTCAGGACCAGGTCTTCAGACTCACACGATAATACAGAGAGAAACCACCGTCCAAAGCGTCACAGAAAGTACAAGCATATTCTCAAATTAGCGGGTGCATTAGCATTATCTACTGCTACATGCTTACCTTCATATGCAACAGATGTTGGTGGTGTATCAGCGACAGCAAATCCAGTCGCGAATTCTTCAGGCTCAGTGACCAACCAGGCAATACAAGTTTTACAAGGACCGTATATAACAAACACATATGGAGATGGTATACAATGCCAAGGTGCTACCGCCAATTTTACTCCATACATCACCAGAACAGGAACGTGGCAAGATCCTTACGAGGCTTTTTTCAATGATCCTGTCTACAACATGGCAGATAATAATGATGACAATATACCTGACAATCCTGGTGAAATTCTTTACTATATTCCTACCAGAACAGGTCAGAAGTCTACTCAGAATATAAACATAGGTTTTAGTGCTACCATATCCATACCATTAGATAAAGAAGCAAGAGATAAATGTATGGAAGCAGTTGCTTTGCATAATGAATATCGTACACAACTTACTGCCAATAAACGCCTTGACTTTGAAATAGCTAGGTTAAAAAATTGCGGGGAATTGAAAAAACAAGGTATAGTCTTCCATCCTAAGTCACCATACTATGCAGTATGTGCTGATGTTATGTTAATCAATCCACCTGGTGTAGTAGGTGAACACACACATACTATTACACCTAATAGTAATGCTAGTGATTTAAAAGAAATTCCTATAGGAAATAATTCTAAGTTATGATTTCTTCTTTTTAACTTTTAAAGGAGGTAGTCCTTTCTTTTCACGATATCTATTTGTTATTATCTCACTCTTAGATAACCCACGGTGAGTACCTATTTTCTTTTGAAGAGTAGCGATGGCTTTTTTTACAGCTGGTTTAATTAATCTCAATAGTAATGGTGTTGCAGCAGCTCCTGCTGTTGCAATGACTGCGATTGCTAATGTCGTAGATGCTTGATTTGTAGAAGGTAGAAATTTTTCTGCTGGTGTAGTTGGTTCGTATAATGTTATACAGACCTTACCATCTGGACTAAGTTCATGACCAGTTACTTTCTCATCACCAGACTGTGTGATGTCACCAACTCTTAAGTTACCAGGACCAGGACATTCAACCTCACCTGTAGGTATGTCACCTGTATCAGGTAATGGTGGTGGATCTACTTCTGGCGGTGGTTCTACCTTGGGTGGTGGTGTCTCTCTGTATATTAATAAATCTTCTGGTGTATAATCCATCGCATCATACGTTGGATAAGTAGCATCACAAAGAACCCTCGTCCCATTGGAATCATCTTCCTTTAGGTTGGGGGTTTCTCTATTGTCTGCTGCGTCAGGGTGATACTTTACACAACCTGGCATGTTCACTACAGGTGAACCTATGTTTAATATAAAAGGATATACCTTTGTATGTGGAACATAATTGTATATGCCAGGTGCTTCTATGCTAGGTATGTTTATATTTTGTACCCCGATTTCGGGTATCTCACTCATTATAATGGAAGTCCAGTGCTTGGAGATGGTAATGCAGGACCTGTAGTTTTTGGTATAGCGTCAGTAATACCGCCACCTATACTAGGCATGACAGATTTCATTACTTTACTTTTAACATTCTCTATGATGGCATCCTTTTGAGTATAAAGATACACGCCACCGCCAACAGCGGAAAGACATATAACGAAAGACGAAATAGCAAGTACATTAATAATTTTTTGCATGATGTTTATTTGTCGTTTGGAACAATTTTTACAGGAGCAGATTCAATCCTGATAGTTTGTGCGGGTGCAGTCTCTGATGCCTTAGCAATAAGAAACTCCATATCTTTTTTAGATATGTTTGCACTACCGCCATCAGCACCATTCTTTTTCTTACCTGACGCTTGGACGCCAAAAGTAGCTAAAGTTCCTGTGAAGACCGAAGCTATGAAAGTTGGATCCAGTTTCTGTTCTGGTATGTTGAACGCTGCTGGCAACTTAACATACGCTAAAGTTAAGATTCCTGCGGACCATACAAGAACAGCAAGTCTAACAACTGTAGATAGAAAAGCGAGTTGCTCTTCCTTATCATCAATATTCTCTTTAATTTTACCGATGATACCTTTAGGTTTTTCTTTTACTTCTGCCATAATATTTTATTTGCTGTTCTATTTATCAACAATCTTTACTCATATCTTCTGCCATGTTACCACCGATCTCTGCACCTTGATTACCACCAAACATCGCTACCCATCCTGCAGCTACCCATCCTACGAATGGTATAGTGCTAAGACTAGGTGCTGCAGCTGCACCAATGCTAGTACCAACTACTCTACCTGTACCTTCTCCTGATCCTATTGCTTTGATACATGCGATTCTTTCAGCACTTATCGCTGCTGCTTGTTCATTAGTCAAACCTGGTTTCTGATCTAACCATGATCTGGTATTAGATACTGCACCACCTTGATTAGTCTGACCATCCATGAAGTATTCTTCTGCAATCTTAGTAGTATTGTTCGCTAGTCCTAAGAATCCACCTTTCTCTTTGATATCTTTAGTGATATATGCAGTCTTGGGATCATTTGCTTTATATGAAATAGCATATCCTTCCTCTGATACACTCACCTTATATGATGTATAAGGACCTACAGGTAAATCCACTGATGGCAGTGGTGCTTCTTTTTCTCTCGTAGCAATGTATCCTATCATTCCGATGTGTGACACAGCAAAAAGACTACCAACAATACCAACAGAAATCCATTTTAGTTTATTCATTTGTCTTGATTTACTCACCTAGAGTATGTATAACAGGTTTCTCAGTTTTTAGAATGTTATACAATTCCATGTTCTCTGCAGTTGAAACAGGATAGAACTCAGCATTAGGATCAAACCCATCGTATCTCTTTGCTTGATTAATTACTATTGATCCATCTTTACCTGACACTGATCTATGAAATGTGCCACGAGGTATTATTAATGCACCACTGTGTACATTGAGATGTATTATATGATAAGGATATTTCCAATCTCTATTAACTAACTCAAAAGTTCTCTCTCCTTGTATGACTCTATTACAGTCATCTTGAAAACTATGAATGTAGAACTGTTTACCTCCTACGCAATCAGGTGGAGGTGATGTAGCAGGACCTGTATGCACTACTAGGTCACTAGCATTTGATTCTTCTACAGATATATCATAAAATATTACATCATCTGTTTCACGAAACACACGGTGTCTCTTAAAATGTATGTCACTCATAAAATTATTTTTTAGTTACATTTTCAATAAGATACTTTTGATTTTCTCCTGCTTTTTCCATTGAATATAATGCAAATGATTTAGTCATTGCTAATGCTAATAGATGATGAATATGTTTACCATCTTCATCAGTTAACTCATTACCCATAGTTGCAACGACTCCTACAACTAATCCGAGTTCTACTAGAACAACAAGGAAAATAAGTTTCATTGCCCATTTTCCTGTCTCAAAAAATCTTTTGATTTGGTCTCCAATAAATTTTTTCACAGTAGTATAGCTCCTATAATAAATCCTTTTACAAATGTAATACAAAGCATTTGATAATCAGTCAAGTTAAACTTGTTCTGAATCCATTTTGTTTTTTTCTTATCCCACTCTTTCAAATGATATAAACGATGAACCACTGGATTCATCTTTTCGTGATTTTCGCAAGACATTTTTTTAACCCTCGTTTAGTGTGCCGAATGACCTACGAATTTCTCGTAGTTCCTCGAAGTTTTTTTGTTTTGTTCCACCATCATATTCCCAAGCATATCCCTCTTCGATCATTTTTTCGTTGAGCGATACTTCATCATCACCAATGTATAACCAACCAAGCAAGCGACCATACTTACCCATCCCACCTTTAAGTTCAGTTCGTATAGTGAGTTCATCATCTCCATCAATTGCGTCCTCCAAATTTTTTTTCATCCAGTTTGTAGCGTCTAGTCCCAGTGCCTTTTCTTCCAGATCTCTTGTCCTTTTTTCTGGCGTATCAACTCCTGCAACTCTAACTCTTTCTTTCTTGTATAGATCAAACCCAAGATCAATGGTGACATCAATAGTATCTCCGTCAACAACACGATTAATCTCCGTTACTCTGAAGTTGTAACAACTCTTCCGACTTGGTGGTTCCATCGCTGCCATCGTTCATCTCCTTGTATGCCATTCTAAGTATATAGTAGATATACCAAGAGACTATTACGACAAGTATCGCTACCATAATAACAACACCCCAGACTATCATATTTAAAACTTTTTAAAGAACTTATACAATTTATAAGCATGTCTTAAATTTGCAGCAAAGATTTCTTTACCTGTGGTCTTAATATATTTGATTGGTTCTTTCTTGAATCGTTTCCATCTTTTTGGAATCTCTTCAAATTCTTTTGAAGAATCAACCTTTTCACCTAATACTTTCGATCCAACCCAATCATTAAATTTCCAGTATTTTTTCCACATTAATCTTCTAATAGTACTTCATCAATATACATCGGATGATCTTTCAAAAAAGGAACATCTTCCTTTGCATGTTGCATTGCATCAAATGTGTTATCTGCATATTCACAGATTTCAAAGTGATGCCTTTGTTGGTCGTGATAACCTACAGTATAATGGGACATGATAGTTTCAACTCCATTTACTCTATTATTTATTCTGGTTTATGATCTTTCATTCCACCATGGTTACCGTCTCCTGGCAATTTACCAGTAGCAATATAGGTAACTGCATCTACAGATCCCTGTAGTCTTGTTAAATCTTTTTCGAGTTTTACATACTCGTCATACCAACCTCTTATTTCATCCTGTCTAGCAGTTAGTTGTTTGATACGTTTATCAAAACGTGCCAGTAGTTGCTCTGGATTCTCGGTTGGTTTTGGTTCGGAAGGACGTAATTTCATTGATTTTCTCCATAGCGACGTGAAGTTCTTGAGCGTGTTGAAGTTCATCGTCACGAATCGCTACTATTTTAGCATCGTTAGGATGAGTTGTCAAGTATGTTTCATATGTATGTGCAGCATGATACTCAATCTTTTCATTAATATCATATGCTGATACTGGATCTATAGTATAATAGATGACCATAATCCAGTAATAAAGCAACACCAAGTGTCTGGCAAATGCTCTATCAATCCAATACTGGTTTCCACCACGGGATTCCATTTCTTCAAGATGTTCTGTTTCATTTAGAGTCTGTTCAAAATGTTCTTTCATTAGATAGGTATGTTCTGGTCCTCTAAGACCCATACTTTCACGAAAGTGTAACACACTCATAAAAGCAAAATAGGGTGCACGAGCAATTTCCTCAAGCACCCAAAATCTTTGTATATCTCTTCCTTTGTATAAAAAGTCTAATATAGCAACAGTAAAGTTTAATACCAGACTGTTGAATGTTTTCATACCCATGCAATCCTAGGTAAAACTAATAGCATTAATCCAACCGTTCCGAACAGGATGCAGGATGATTTTAAGGGTAAGTCTTTCATAGTATGATTGTATCTTTCAATATTATTTATAAGTATATTTACTTATATGTCGATACCCAGATGTGGGGGATCCTCACTCTCTAACCAGTTCTTCCAAGACATTCCACTAGTGGATCCTTTGCATGGATTGATACATTTTGGAGCATCAAGATCATTACACACAAGACCTGCTAAGTCATGTGGGCATCCCATTTCTCCAGTCATCCAGTACAGTTGACCTTCTAACCATATTGCATTACATTCACCACAAACTTTTAACAGTTCCATGCACGAAGTGATTTGTTTATTCTTGAATCAGGATCTGATGCAGTCTTCTTAGAAGTTAGTTTCTTTTTCATACCTTTCATTCTAGCACAGAATGATGCCCTTCGGGGATTTCCAACCTTTTTGCTTGGTGCTTTAAGGTCAGATCCTGGATTCTCTCTTTCGTAACTTTTCCTTCCTTTTTCGTTAAGTCCACCTGAGGAGGACTTACCCGACTTTTTTGTCCATGCTGCTCCTTCATCTATCTCTACCTCCTCTTTTTTAACACAGTTGTTATAGGTCTTACCAAACATTTTTTTGGTTCCCTTTTTCTCATAACCTTTCCAACACTTCTGTCCTTCGTCCATGAAGTCTTGAAATTTTTTACCTTCGTATTCTTCTTTTTTAGATTTATTTCCCCAGTTCTTAGCACCTGCTTTTCTACACTTAACGAGTGCACCTGATGCATAAGCACTTGGCCAAACTGAGTATCTGGATTTCACCTTATGATAACAAGCATCTTTTGTTCCTGATTTTTCATCAAGAGATATCATGGTGACTTCTGTGGATTCTGTTTTCACGTTGATTGCCTTTCCTTTTCTATCTGGATTGGGATCTTTTTTGTTTTTGCGTCTGAACGCAGCATCCTCTTCTTTTTTATTTAGGTTGCGTTTCATTTTACTGGAACCGCACTTGGGTTTGGTGGTTTGTCCAGGTTGTTTGGCACAGGGTTTCCCTGCGTATTTACCACCGAGTTGAACCCAACCAGGCTTCCCATCAGAAGACTTACTCTTAGAAAACCAGTCGTGCAGAGAACTATCACCACTTTTGTTCTTTTCGATAAGTTCATTACTTGCCATAGTGCATTGCGGGTTTGTTAGTTTTACCTAGTTTACCTTTTCTGACTTTTGTGCCAGAGGTTTCTCCTTGACCAGAAGGATTTTTTCCTGCCTTTGCTTTACCTAGAGTGAAAGACTTACTTGCTTTACCTTGTTTAGATTCAGTATCATGTAGTCTAGCAGGTTTACCTGCCTTCTTAGTGATCACTGATTCTTGACCGTGCTTTCTACCGAGGCGACGCATGACTTTGCCGAAACGTCTCTTAGACATTCCCTTTGCAGGAGTCGTTTGGTATGACACCTCACGTCCTGTACCTTCACCTGAGGAATATTTATATTCACCAACACCTTTCTTGTAACCGATGCCTTTCTTTTTGAAATCTTTTTCAAGAGACTTACGTTTTGCTCTGTTTGCTTTTTCATCAGTTCCTCTGTCCGCAGACATATTTCCAGTCGTTTTAGACTTTGCTTTAGATAACATCCTTGTAGTAGGATTACCTTCGACTAATTTAATAAAATCTTTGTAGTACATGACTTTGTGAACTTGCTCTTTTTGTGCTAGTTTGTTTGCTGTTGCGTACATAACGCTTTTAGCATCATCACCATAAAGACGATTGAAACTTTTCTTTTTACGTTTCATCGCCATTACGATTTTTTCTGCCTTCTGGTTAACGACTCCCATCTTAACCTCCGACTACTTGGATCTCCTCGACGATGATTGCACCAGAACCTGCAGTAATTTTTACAGCACGTTTTACGACTGCTTGGTTACCAGACTGACCATAAGTATATGCTGCACCAACACCAGAAGCATCAATATCAGATGTGATAGTGTTACCTGTGGCAGATGCTACCTTCTTACCAACTGTACCTGCTGATAAGAAACCAGAGTTGATAGCAGGTGATGTACTGTTATCTTCTACTGCTATAAAATCATCAGCAGAGAATGGGTGTGTATCTCTTGTTAATCCTAGACTACTTCCTAATGTATATACTGCAGGGTTCGCGTTTGTTACTTTTGCAATTTTTGCTTGACCAGGTTTTGCTCCTGACTTAAGGAGGATTGCTTCATTTTGTACCAGTGTGATAGCAGGTCCACCATTAAATGATACTGTAGATGCTCCTGCTGTTGCAAGCACTCTATAGTATCCTGTTTGTACTACTTGATATTCTGATGCAGAACCAGAGATACCGTTTGTACTTAATACTTTTAATACAGGCATTGTCGTGTCGTGTTATTTCTTGTCCTTTTTATTTATCTGCTTTTGTTGCTTCAACATTTTTTGTAAATCTGAAGTGCTACCAACGAACATTGCATTAGTAACATTAGTCGGACCTTTGTTAGGTTCATCATCCAACTC